GACGCCAAGTTTAGCTGGCGCAGTGCATCAAGGTGGAGTTGGTTCACGTTGACTTGGACCGCTGTGGTCGGCTTGGCTTGGAACTTGTCAGGTGCAGCAACACCAGCCAGCCATTTGCGTGTCTCGATCTTGAGCCTGTCGGCGTTGGCCGATGTGTTGTCCGAGGCGTCGGCAATGTCGAGGCACTCGTCGGCCCATTGATCGGCCGCGATGGCGCGTGCCTGTCTGAACCGCTCCTCTCTATCTGGGTCTTTGCGTATCCAATGATAGAGTGAGAGGTTGCTGATGTTGAGTTCACGAGCAAGGCCAGCCATTGTCAGGCCGGATGCAATCTTCTCCAGCAAAACAGTCTCGCCAACCTTATCCAAGTTCGATGCAATGGTGCGTCGTTTAATATGTCCAGCCATGTCTTATCCTTTGTATAGTTCTATAAGCCCATATAAAGCCCATAGAGAGGTATATAGGGAGATTGCTAGGTAACTATCCCGATTGTAGCTATGCACGTCCTACGCCCCTTAAAAACGTTTCTAGGAGCATAGAGACTGGAGCAGGGACAGAACGACCGCCTTGCTCATAGTATCTGATAGCCCGTTCGGACAGCCCGATCTTATACGCAAGCTGGCCCTGCGTCAGTTTCAGCATCTCGCGTGTTGCTTTAAATTCTTCACTTGTCATTTGCTTTCATCCTTTAATGCAATCTCTGCGTCTTCAATCAATTCAATGGGCGGGTAGCGCAGATAGTTTACATGGTCGGCGGTTATCACGCCAAGAAACTCCAGATATTCCATCAGGCGGTAGGCCAAGGTGGCGCTTGCACGTTCGGTGTAGTTATCGAATGGTTCTTCGTCGTTGTCGTTCATTTGCTTGTCTCCTGCTCTCTTAGGCGTTTAGCTTCTGCGAAGGTGAGGCCGTCCGCGTTGCGAAGCGGCCAAGCATTGTCCGAGGATACGCGGCCCTTTCGGCCTAATGGCGCGGCTTGTTGTGGTTTAATCATTGGTCAGTTTCCTTTTGCTTTTGCGATTGCGGCGAGAGCTTTCTGTTCGGCGATAGCTTCGCCTTCGGATAGCTCAACGCCGTATTGTTGATCTTGCCCGATTGTTTGTTCAAGCAGATATTCAAGCGCAGCCAGCATCTCGGCGTAGCTGTCTTGCATTGCCAAGATTGCGGTCAGGTTTTCGACGCTGTCGTCGTATAGCTCGCCTTCATTGTTTACGGCGTTGCCCATCAATACGCATTTGTTGCTCTGGAGTAGCTCGCGCACTGTGCGGAATATGTCGTTCTTCATGCGTCCACCCCTAAAAGTTCTTCATATTCGGCAGCGATTTGCGCGTCATCATAATTGGATTGAAACCATGCCGTCATTGCATCGCGGGCGATTTCTTGAAGCTCTCTGACGCTAAGGTCAGTCATCCAGCATTCTACCAGTTCGTCGATCATTTCTTGGCGTGTCATGTTATTTTATCCCTCAATATTGACGAAAAAGTAACCGTCGCCCTTGACGTTGCCGCCTTGAACAAAATTACCTTCCCAATCCAATTTATCAATTAGAGCGTCGGCAGCGGCTTTGTGGGCCTTGTCGGTGTCTAATGCATGGTCATACCCAATGGTGATGCTGCCGCCCCATGCTGTCGCTTTAATGCGCGGGCCTCTAACGCCGCTTGCTCGAATAAACTTTGTTTCAATTGCTTGAGTTATCATAATATTTTCCCTCTAATTGGCACTAGCGCCATCCTCGCGGCGGATTGCTCCGCCGTCCGGTGGTGGTAGTCTACTCAAACCGTTCCCAACCTTTGTTGTCATCAAACCAATAGGTCTGCCCGACTTCCAGATTGCGCAACGGCTCTATAATTTGGTTATCAGTCCGCTTGATTTGGCCAACGAAATAGTTGTCACTGTTAGCGTCTATTAGGTAGAATTTCTTTTCCATGTCAGTTGCCTTTCTTTGCGGTGTTTAATGTGCGGGCCGCTTCCTTGTGGCCTTCGAGATACAGCCAAGTAATAGCGGCATCGGTGTCTGCGAAGTATCGAAGGCGCTTAACCCTTTCATCACTTAGCAGGAATTGCCCGTTGCTTTGCCAGCCGTGCCAATCGTTATGTGTAAATGTAACCATGATTACTCTCCCTTGTTATCATTGCGGCAAGCATATGCGAAACCGGCCAACATGCTTACTATCCATATGAACGCGAAAGCATTGAACGGTATATACTGTGATAAATCGAATAGCATTTGATAGTCCCTCTTTGCTAATGCTAAACCGGGTCGCAGCCGATTTGGTAAACATGGTTAGTTACGGCGGGCTTGATTGGTGTGACCAGATACAAGCCATCGTCGGCACGCAGTAACTGGTGACTGCCATCATCCACCAATTCGCGGGCGTCATACCAGCGGATGGTAACGACGCGGGCTTTGCCGTCTTCGTTCAAATACGGAAGTTGCATAATATAGTCGTTTTTAGTGTTGTAGTCATGTGCCATTGGTTTAGTCTCTCTCTTGTTGAGGCATTATCAATAGGAACATTGTTCCGTATAATAAACATATATAATTTTACCGATTGGTAAAAAATAGTAACCAATCATATCACATCACAATGTGATTGGCTCGCCTATATATTATAATGTCACAGGAACGATGTGCCGCTTTACCGTGGTGGATAGACACCGCCGCGTCTCCGTTTTCGTGCGTCTCCGAACCCCTTTGTCCGCTTACTAATACACTGTTACAGTCTGTAACCCGCAGAAATGCGTGCTTTTTTACATATAGGGGGGAGGGGGTGCTTTGATTTTGACCCCCCCCGCCCCCGCCCTTGCGCGGGGGGCGTGTGCGTATAACTAAACAGACACCGAAGTGTGGCCCCCACCCCCCTATACCCTTGCATTTAACATAATGCCTTCCAAAAAATTCCTAACTTTTTGCTTGCCAAACTGTAACAATAAATTGTAACAGCGATGGACAACAAAGAACGGGAGAAATACGTTGGCAGTTTATGGATACACTCGCGTCTCGACTGAAGACCAGATCGAGAACACATCGCTCGACGACCAAGCACGCCAAATCCAAGGCATCGCGCTCACACATAATTTGGAACTGATGCACATCTACGAAGAACGCGGCGTCTCCGGCGGTGTCCCACTGCTACGCCGAGAAGAAGGCTGCAAGCTGGCGTTCCTCCGGCCGGGCGATACCGTCATCGTATCGAAGCTAGACCGTATGTTTCGCGATGCGAGAGACGCACTAAACGTGATTGCCGACTGGGAGACGGCGAACATTAATCTCATCATCAACGGCTACGGCAATGTGATGGACAAGGCCAACCCGAACGGACGCTTCATGCTAGAGATCATGGCCGTCTTCTCCGGCGAGGAGCGCCGCCGTATCAGAGAACGTGTCACCGCTGGTAAGAGAGCGAAGAAGTCACAAGGTGGATACGTCGGTGGCAAAGTGCCGTTCGGCTTTAAGAAGTCAGGCACAGGCCGCAAGGCCAAGCTGCATCCAGAACCAAACGCGCAGGACGCATTGATAACAATGAAAGCCGCACGCGTTAAAGGCCATAGCTACCGCGATATTGCTATTATCGTAGCAAAGCGTCATGGTATATCAGTTAGTCACCAAACAATCGCACGCGTAATAAGGGGAGATAAGAATGACGAAATCTGAACCGAACTTCTTTCTGGAGTTTTTGAAGAAGTACCGCGATGATCCCGTCGGGTTCGTGCGCGATATTCTACGAACGAAGCCAGACCCTTGGCAAGTCGAGTTTCTCAAAGCGATTAGTTCAGGCGAGCGCCGTATCTCCGTCCGCTCAGGCCACGGTGTCGGTAAGTCTACAGCCGCAAGCTGGGCCATGCTGCATTACTTTCTGACGCGCTATCCGGTGAAGGTGGTTGTCACTGCGCCAACATCCGCACAGTTGTTCGATGCGATGTTCGCGGAACTGAAGCGATGGGTGAATGAACTGCCCGAAGTGTTGAAGGTTCTGATCGAAGTCAAGGCCGACCGTATTGAGTTGAAGGCCGCAGCCAGTGAAGCGTTTATCTCCGCCAGAACAAGCCGTGCCGAAACGCCCGAAGCATTGCAGGGTATCCACGCCGATAACGTATTGCTCGTCGCAGACGAGGCGTCCGGTATACCTGAAAGTGTGTATGAAGCTGCGTCCGGTTCTATGTCCGGCCACAATGCGACGACGCTTCTTCTCGGCAACCCTACGCGAAACACCGGATTATTCTACGATACGCACAATCGTCTGAAGGGCGAATGGAAAACCTTCCATGTTAGCTGCCTCGACAGCCCGCGTGTGTCCGATGCGTTCGTTAAAGAAATGCAGTTGCGCTATGGCGAGGATAGCCCCGCGTATCATGTTCGCGTTCTTGGTAACTTCCCGCCGCGTGAAGAAGATACGGTTATCCCCGTTGAGTTGATTGACAGCGCCATGAACCGCGAGATTAAGATTAGCCCCGCCACAAAAAGCGTTTGGGGCCTAGACGTTGCGCGTATGGGTTCGGATGCTTCCGCCCTCGCTAAGCGACGCGGCCCGGTTGTTGAAGAGATACAGACTTGGAAAGGTCTGGACCTGATGCAGCTAACAGGCGCAGTCGTGGCCGAGTTTGAGGCGCTTACGCCATCGGAGCAGCCAGTCGAGATACTGGTCGATAGCATCGGATTGGGGGCGGGTGTGCTTGACCGTCTGCGCGAATTGGGTCTGCCAGCGCGTGGGATCAACGTCGCGGAAAGCCCCGCGATGAAAGGGACTTACGCCAACCTACGCGCCGAGTTGTGGTTCAAGTGCAAAGGGTGGTTGGCGAACCGTGACGTTAAGATACCGAAGGACGAGCAGTTGTTCGCCGAGTTGGCGGCTCCGCGTTACACCTTTACGTCGTCGGGCAAGATGCAGGTCGAGAGTAAGGAGAGCATGAAGAAGCGCGGGCTTTCATCGCCGGATAAGGCAGACGCTCTGTGCCTGTGCCTCGCCACCGATATATCAACTATCATGCACGGATATTCAATGGCCAACAAGTCTGGGGCCTTACGGCGGAATATAAAGGGGATTGTTTGACATAAGATAATGTTGTGATATATTTGTTTTGCTCGGCAGGTTTTTTCTCTCCCTCTTCCTGCCGGGCATCATGGGGTGTGCGAGGCTGTGCCGCCGGTAATAGCGACTGAACGATATGATGTAACTCCTGCATTTCGTTCTAACCGCGCCGCCACCCCACTTTTTTTGCTTTTCTGCGAACTTTAGGTTATAGACGGCCAGAGGGAGCGTACTCGTGGAAACAAAGACTTGTCCGAAATGCGGCGAAGAAAAGCCGATTGACGACTTCTATTTTCAAAGACGCGTCTGTAAGCCGTGTGTGCGTGAACACCAACGCCGCTTCAGAGACTCCCAGCCAGACTACAACCATACCCGTAATCTCCAACGCCGATACGGTCTTAGCGTCGATGAGTACCAAACACTCCTCGCCAACCAGAATTTTTCTTGCCCTATTTGTGAGGTAGAAATATCTGATACAATAGAGTATAAGGGAAAGCGACCAGTTGCCGTTGATCACAACCATGAGACGGGTGATGTTCGCGGTATACTTTGTTCGATGTGTAATTTAATGCTAGGCCACGCGAGAGAAAACACCAGTATTCTTTACAGGGCCATCGTGTATTTGAGTGAGCGCGGCGCGTATGCGCCGAAAGGTAAATGATATGAAGAAGCCAACTAAGGCCGACAAGAAGGTAGCCAAGGTCATGGGCGAATTTAAGCGCGGCACTTTGCACGCTGGCGTAAACCCTAAAGGCCCTGCAAAGGCTCCCTTGGCTAAATCGCGTAAACAGGCTATAGCGATTGCTCTGTCTGAAGCTGGCAAGTCCAAAAAGAAGTAAGGCTAAAATATGGCATATCGCAATAACCGTAAGCCGAGCAAGGCGGAGATGGCTAAGAGCCAAGGTATGTATCAAGATACTGGGGTTCCTAACACCAACTCTGAAAACGGCGATAGCGAAGACATGTACAATGAAACTTCGATGGAACTTGCCGACGGTACGGAAGTTTCTATTGAAGAGCCTGAAATGGAAGACGAGCAGGTAGAAGAGCCTGTATCCGAAGAAGAACTTCAGAACATTATCACCGCCGAGATTGACGACGCGCAAGATTATATCGACGATGTGATCTCGCCGGAGCGTGCGCTTGCGGGCCAGTATTATAAGGGCGAACCCTTCGGCAACGAAGAGGAAGGCCGGTCGCAGGCAATGTCGATGGATGTACGGGATACTGTACAGGCCATGATGCCGTCGATTATGAAAGTATTTTTCGCGGCGAACAACGTCGTCGAGTTTGCGCCGAACGGCCCAGAAGATATTGATAGCGCGCAGCAGGCGACGGATTATGTTAACTACTGCCTGACACGCGACAACAACCTATTCAACGAATGCTATTCCACATTTAAGGACGCGCTGATCCGTAAGAACGGTATCATGAAAGTCTGGTGGGATACCGAAAAAGATGTCACGACCCACTACTTCACGGGTCTGGACGAAGCCACCTTCTCGGTCCTTCAGGCCGATGTCAATATCGAAGTCAAGGACGTAGAGATTACCTACGGCGAGATGATGGTCGAAACGCCGATGGGCATGATGGGCCAAACGCAGCCAGCCACCTACGATTGTACAGTAGTCCGTACAGTTGAGAAGGGCCGTCTGTGCGTTCAGTCTGTACCGCCAGAAGAGTTTTTGATCGACCGCCGTGCGCGCTCCATTGAGACAGCCGAGTTTGTAGCCCACCGTCGTTACGTTACCGTATCCGATCTTGTAAAGATGGGCTATGATTTCGACGAAGTGCAAGACCTTGGCTACGAAACGCTTGATGACTTCGAAGGCAACGACGAAGCCTTCGACCGTAACCCGCAAGCATTCGTTCAGATCACAGGCCGCACAGATACGACATCTCGCAAAGTCCTTTACATTGAGGGCTATGTGTATGTTGACATGGACGGCGACGGGATCGCGGAACTCTGCCGCGTCTGCGTTGCTGGCACCGCCAACAAGATACTTCACTACGAACCCTGCGACTTTATTCCGTTCGTAGACTTCTGCCCTGATCCAGAGCCGCACACATTCTTCGGCATGTCGATTGCCGACGTGACGATGGACATTCAGCTTATCAAGTCGAATATCCTGCGCAACACGCTGGACAGCTTGGCGCAGTCGATCCACCCACGCACGGGCGTAGTCGAAGGCCAAGTCAATCTCGAAGACGTGATGAACACCGAAGTCGGCGGCATCATTCGTATGCGTGCACCGGGCATGGTGCAGCCGTTCACGATGCCGTTCGTCGGGCAGCAAGCCTTCCCGATGTTGCAGTACATGGACGAACTGCGCGAGAACCGCACAGGTATCTCCAAGGCTGCGGCCGGTCTGGATGCAAACGCGCTTCAGTCTTCGACCCGCGCTGCTGTTGCAGCCACGATCTCGGCTGCGGCTCAGCACATCGAACTGATCTGCCGTATCTTCGCCGAGACAGGCATGAAGGGTCTGTTCAAGAAATCGTTACAGCTTATCACCAAGAACCAAGACGCACCGCGCATGGTGCGTTTGCGCAACACATTCGTTCCGATTGACCCGCGTGTGTGGGACGCGAACATGGATGTCGTGGTGAACGTGGCTCTCGGCACTGGCAGCAACGAAGAGAAGATGGCTTTCTTAGGCCAAGTTGCCGCCAAGCAAGAGATGCTCATGCAGATGGGCGCTCCATTGGTTGACATGCAGGGCTACTACAATACGCTGGCGCAGATGATGGCGCTGGCTGGATACAAAGACCCGACTGTGTTCTTCAAAGACCCAGCCATGATGCCGCCTCCGCCCCCGCCTGCGCCACCGCAGCCGACGCCAGAAGAGATGCTGTCTCAGGTTCAGATGGAAGCGATCCGCGCTGACATCCAGAAGAAGGCAGCCGAACTTGAGTTGCAGCGTGAAGAGATGCTGCGCAAGGACGACCGTGAGCGCGACAAACTCGATGCCGACCTAATGATCAAGGCGGCTGAACTTGAAGCCAAGTACGGAGCGCAAGTCAACGTAGCCAACATCGAAGCCATGATGCAGCGTGACCGTGAACTTCTCAAGCAACAAGGCGAGATGGATCGTGCGGCGGTGCAGGCTCAACAGGCCGTGCAGAACGCACAGATGGCGCAGGCCGTCCAACAAGCACAGATGCAACCTGAGATGCCACCCGAAGGAATGATGTAATGGCGTTACTTCCAACCATGTATCAGTCCCTTGCGGAGCCACGCTACGGCGGGCGCATGATGTATGACGCCGCACCAATCATGGACGGTGGCTACGGCCTTCTCGACGGTGGCATGATGGCCCCTGCTGCGGCCCCTGCTGCGGCCCCTGCCGCAGAGCAACAGCCGATGACGCAGGAGGACCAATACGCCCGCAGGATTGCGGCGAACACGCCACCCCCCGGAACGTCTATTGTCGGCCCATACGCTGGTAAAAAAGGGCTTTCGTTTGGAAAAGATAACACATTCAGCGTCTACGACGAACAAGAGGTTCGAGTTGTGGACGGTAAAGGTAATGTCATCTTCACTGGGGTTGGCGTTGAAGGCGCGAAGAGAGCGGTTGCCGTGGCTCAAAGCCTCAGTGATGACCTTGGGAAAAACGCTAACTTTAAAATACAAAAAGGCGAAAACACAATAGTCGATGGCCGCGTGGGCCCAAACCGTTACATTGACGTCGCCCGTGCAGCCCCGTCGCAAAGTGGTCTTGGTTTCTTAGCTGATACTGTTCTTCCGTTTGCCGCGTCATTCATTCCCGGCGTTGGCCCGGTTATTGGCGCGGCTCTTGGCTCCGCCGCCTCAAGTGCCCTACAGGGCCGTGATCTTGAAGATGCTTTGAAGCGGGCGGCCCTTGCTGGAGGCACGGCGTATGTTGGCGGCCAAGTGTTCGGCCCAGCTACACCCGGAACTACCGCCGGAACAACCGCCGGAACAACCGCCGGAACTACCGCTGGAACTACCGCTGGCTCGGCTCTTGGCTCTTCTGCGGGCGACATCGTTGTAACGGCAGCGAGAAGTGCAGCGCCAAGTATTTTTGGCTCAACAGTCGGTAACCTCCTTGGGCAAGCGGGCTTGAGCGAAATCACTGGTTACAAGACGCCAGCCGAGAAGTTTGCGGAGCAACCTGTACAAGAACCTGTACAACCACCTGCCGAAGCCGCTGTTGAACCTATCGTCGTCAGCGGGACTAGGGCTGTGCCAGCAGTTCCAAACTACGGCGGCGTGTTGGCT